AATATGAACCCTATGTATATAGTATGTCGGCAGGGTTTGTGGATGGCAATACGGCTTTTACTGTAAATATTCATGGAGAAACGGGGTCGGTAGACAAGTCCAAAATAGATGCGATACGGGATTATTCCCGCCTAAAAATATTATTTAAACAACTGTTATTTCAATTGAAACCACCCATGCAATTGTATGCCGAGGCGGACTTTGATAATTTCATTATCTCCATGCCCAATCTATTGACCTTTGCGTCCAATATTAATAATGATGACATTTTTTACTACAATCAAGAAACCACATTAGATGCGGACTTTGAATACGATGATACACTTGTGTCCAATTACCGCACTTTTTCCAATAGTATAGTAAATACGTTGACACAAGCCGTTTCCGAATATATTAAAATAAAGAATCTAGAGCAAGAAAATGCGGAATTGCTAAGTTATCGCGAGATTTTGCAAAACCGCGAGAAATTACTGGATTATATCAACGAAATACAAACAACCTCTTATTTGTTTTCCGCGGAAGCAACCTACTCCAATAATCTGGAGATTAAATTATGGTATCAAGTGTATTTAGAACGCCATGGGGCACCGGGAGATGGGGTGTTTGATAGTGCATTATTATCCGAAATTATTGATGAACTTGTCGCGTCAGGGCAAGTCAGTCAGGATGAATTGATATATTAAACATAAAAATTGAATCAAACCGATCAAGAAACACGAACTATAAAAGGAATCCATGGAGTCCAATCGTATTTGGAAAAATATTCGTCAAAGTGGTCGGCTTACTTGCCATAATGTATCCATTCCCAAAACTTGCCCCGTGGGAAAATGCGACAATTATCCGTTGGTTCCGCTTTGTAGCGTTTGTAAAACTCCCAAAAAATTGATTCAAAATAGAACAAGTATATCTTGTGAGAAAACCGGAATGCCGTGATTTTAATTTGAATCGGTTAAACTCATATGGAAAACAAATAATTATCGAATGGTTAAATTAATAATTTTAATATATGATTATATATATGAAAAATTATACTAAAAAAACCTTCAGAAAAAAATCATTTATAAAAAGAAAAAAAATGAAAAAAAATGGAAATCGGAAATCTAAAAGAAAAAATCGTAGTAGAAAAATGAAGGGGGGAACAAATCACGCTGAACATCAGAGTCTGATCGATAAGATTGATTTTTCGAATGATGATGCCTTCAACTCTTTTATGACGACGATAATTGCCGATAATCTTAAGAGTAACGATAATTTTATGAAAATGCTCTATGAAAAGATAGATCAAGAGAGAACAAAAGAGGAGAATGCGATTGTTTCTAATAGTTACACAAACAATAATAGTCGTCAAGAAAAATTGTCCACTTTCAGGATAAAGTGGCGGAGGATCAAAAGAATATTTTGGAAGGATCATGTCTCGGATTCACTGAAGAACGATTTTAGCTTTATGCTTGAGGCAATGAAGAATAATATATTAATGGCGGCGGCGTATGTCTCGACTGAATTGAAGGAAAATACGCAATTCCGGAATGAAGTCGTAAAGATTAAGGGGAACTCGTCGAAAAGGGGGGAACTTATTTTGGGGAGGGATGACTGGAGATTGGGAGAAGATGGTAAACTAGATCCCCCCGATGATGATTGACGTCATCATAATAATTCAAAAACTCATCCCAAAATGGAAATTCTTTTGTCTCTCCATTTTGATGTAGAAAGAGATAGGATCGAAAGAAAAACTGGTTTTTTCCTTTGTGAAAGCTTGTGATCAATCCATTCGAACCCTCGTGGGCGTCGAACGAGGTGCCTTCCACGCCTATAAACATGAGACGTTTTGTGGTGTAATTGAGAAAGATACAGTCGGGATCGTGTCCTGAAACAACAATTGTGTCAATGTCTTTGAAGGCGAGCTTCATGATACTGTGATGATCGGGTATCGAAGTATTATAGTAATAGAACACGTGTTTGTTTTGGTTGGAATAACACCGCATGGTGTCGCGACCCATGCCCGTCAAATGAAACCCCGCCTGTATATAGGCATGATCGAGGTCTTGGAGAAAGTCAGGGCGGGCATACTCGTCATTACCATAAGCGTCTATTCTTCCGCTTTGAAGAATGCCATATTCACTGTATGGCTGACTGTCAATACAAGTAAACCGTTGTATCCAGTGGCAATGGACCAGCGGAATCGTGTCACTCCCCGCCCCAATATAAAGAGCATGATGTTGCATATAGTTACCATGGGGATGTTTTTTTATGTGCATATCTCAAAAGATGTGGAGTTCATTTTGTCTCTTGTCTCTCTTTGTCTCTTTGGTTTCTTCTCAATCGATGGTACATCAAGCTCTCCATATGTCTCAGGCCAGCTATTGCTCGAATGTGTCGCTGACTTCTTGGAATTGCAAAACGTGCGATTCTGATGCAGTATTGGTGGATGTGGTGGAGCAAGGGGGGGAGCGTGCCTTGGTGGGCGTTTATCCTTCCCATGATTTGCTCTTTGTCTCTTTTCGTGGATCGACCAACATTCAAAATTGGATCGACAACGTCCAATTTGCGCAAACGTGCCCGTATACCTCGCGCCCCGATCTGTGTGTGGAAACGGGATTTTACAAAGTATTTCAAAACATCTTCCCCAGCGTGAATGCAACTCTTCATGATATGGCGGGGAGTTTTGGCACTGAAACTGTTCTCATCACGGGACATTCGCTTGGCGCGGCAATAGGGGTGTTGACGGCGCATGCACTGCGACATGGAAACTGGAATGTGTCTTTAATCACCTTTGGCTCTCCGCGGGTGGGAAACAAAGCATTTGCGCTGGAAAACGGGGGGAGTATACGCATTACACACGCCTATGACATTGTTCCGCATGTACCTCAAGAGTTTCTCGGGTATTTACATGTGCCGCATGAAGTGTGGTACCCTGGAACGGAAGAAGAGGGGAGCGTGGAATGTGACGACGATGATGGAAGCGAAGACCCCCATTGTAGCAACTCTTGTGGGCCGCTACATTGCACGAGCATCAGCGACCACTTGACGTATTTAGATGTTAACATGGGGAGCGACGGGGATTGTTGAACGTTGAACTATACTAATATGAAATAGGCGGCTAAACATGCGAGCACAATGCCAATTCTTTTGCGAAGATTCACCGTTTCTCCAAAGCATACATACAATAATAATGTCATGAGGGGCAAATAGATCCCAATGGCTAAACCGTCGATGATGCCCATGTTGACAGGCATTTTTGTGCCGATTTGGAGTAAATAGTTTTGTAGATAGAGACAACACCCCACGAGAAACAACAGACCATATTGGATGGTGGGTTGGGGCATTCGCAGTTCTTGGGGGTAGGTGGCGAGACAAAGGGCCGCGGCGATGACAATGACATTGACGAAAATGGTTCGGTCAGACAGATTTGAAAGAGACAAAATATATTGAGACAAAATAATGTATGCGGTGTAGGATAGGGCAAGAAGGGTGCTAACCACAAACCACTTCATATACAGAAGGGGGATATAATATATTTTCTCCTCGTAATGTAGTGTGATGCCTAGTAATGAAAAGTCCGAGCGTTTAAAACGCCGCGAACGGCGTCAGGAAATCAAAGACGGTATGGCGGCAGCGAGCAATGCGTGTGTAAATCTGGCGAACGACCTACAGGTGTGCCCCTTGCCGCATAAAAAAACCGCATATGAAACTCGCAAAACCCAAAAGTCGGGCAAAGATGACGATGAAGTGAAGAACCATGGCGTGGACTATGATTACGACAAAGTAAGCATTCGCGAGCTCTTTGACGATTTTGGGGTGGCGGCGAAAAAAGAATCCCTGTTTGGGGAGAAGAAGAACCGCCAATCCTACATTTACATTATTTCCAAAGTCATTGACGGGCGCACGTTCTTCAAGATTGGATACAGTGATATTGCGGCCAACGCCGTGGTGGGGGTGCGGTTAGAAAGCCACAAAACCACGCTCATTCCCGGGTTGAAAAACATTGGGTTTAAGCTGCATTATTTGTTCTTTTATGACCGCCTCGTGTATGGGGGCGAATCGTCGTACGCCCATTTGGTGGAACAAGAACTCCATAAGTATTTGAGAAACAACCAGGAATACAAATCGTTCATCATTCACTACCCGTCGTCGCGCCCGTCAGAGTGGTATTTGCCCGACGAAGGAACCTACCGCGACTTTATGGATTATGTCCTATATTTCATCAGCGTGCAAGTACCAGAACCGAAACAGGCGTATTGGTTTGTGAAGCACCGAGGCAAGGAAAAGCGGTTCAACAAGGATGCCTTTTTCCCCAAGACCACCCCCGAAGACATATTGGAATTTCGCCACGATTTTTCCGCGGAAAAGGCGCAAGTGAAGATCACCCAAAAGGTGGAGAAAAGCCAGCAACAGTTGAAGAAAGGAACCTTGACGTATTTCAAGGCCGCGCTCCTGAAAAACGGGGGAAAGGGGCAATTGGGGAGCGACGTCATCATTGAAGACGTGGTCTTTTACAACAAGGCCACCACGAGTTTGTTGAAATCACGGCAATACTATGTCATTGTTTCGGCCTTGTTTCTTTCCTATACGGAGTTCAACAAGTTCATTCCTTTGTTGGGAAAAGCGGAGTTGCTTGGAAGGGAAGAAGACGACGAGCAATACTTGGTGCACATTGAAAGCGTGCTGCGGAAAATGGCGGAATTGAAAACGCTGGACGATTACGATCTTCGGAGCAACTACCATTATTACTATGACGCGCCCATTCAGATGGCCAAATCGTCGTTCATGACCTCTTTCCATGAAAACGTCGCCATACCGAAGAAGGATTTAGGGTGGATGGTGGGGAGATACTTGAAAGATTCGTCTCTTGCGACCTATGTGGTGAAACGGCTGGTGACTCTCTCGAACAATGCGACAAAAGTGGATCGCGTGGAGTGTTGCGTTGTGGATGGAAAAACCCTTAAAGAGACAAAACCAGAGACAAAGAAGATATCCAATGTATTTACGGCGATACAGTTATTGGTGGAATACCATGATAACGTGGCACCTACACTGGATATCAAAGACGATTATAAAAAAGAAATGAAGCATTTAAATCCCAGCGGGGCGAAGTTCAAGCTGCATGATTTGATCACGATTCTTCCGGGGTATTACACGAATCTGGATAATAATACCCCCATTCAGCAATCCTATGATGGGATCATCACGAATATTGAGGTGAAGCAATGGAAAAAAGGGGAAACTCCCGAGTTATGTTATGACATTTTGTTTGAAGACGGGAGCGAGTGGTTTCACACTACCGAATCGATTGACAAAAAAGCCAAACTGAAACATGCGCGGGCCACTACAGTGTACAAAAACGCCCAAAAAGCATTTTTAGGGAAGATTCGGGGGCCGTTGCAAGCGCATGCGCAATACATGATGGAGATTTTAGGGTTCAAAAGTGCTGAACCCCCGCCGAAATCGTTGCGTCGAAGTACGCGGAAAAAGAATACATCCTCGAATAGCAAAACAAGAAAACAGAAGAAATAATTATTATCTATGGCTACTATATATGGAAAAGTGCTACAAGCTAAAAAAAACCAAAGGAAATCCGAAATGTCAAGAAGTATCTCATTGCTATTGGGATCCTAAAAATCGTTGCAAAGAGAGGAAATCCGAAAAAAGATTAAGAATGGAACAAAAAATAAAAATGAGAAAAAAAAAGAATATGACCATGAAAATAGATCATATTATGGAGGAGTTGAAAATTATCAAAAGTGAAGTGATGCGTTTACGTAAACCTCAGAATAATGCTGTGTCTCTTTCAAGTATCAGACCAAATAATAGTGTGCGAAATATTTCACCATTTGTAAATAATCAAGATTTCTTTGAAAATGCGCAAGGTTCCGAGCTACTTATGCCTCCGCCTCCGCCTCCGCTTTCACGGCGAAACAATGGAACTCGTAGGAGGAACAATAATCTATCTGCGAGGCGTTCTGCGAATAATGAAAATAATAATGATAATTAATAACGTGTTATTAACATTGCGACGCAATATTCTTGTTCAGCTCTGGAGTTCTCATACGTTTGTCCCGCATTAGTACCCTCCTCATCATATTCGGAGGGAGGTTTTGCGAGAATCAAGTTGGTATTCCACTTATTACCATCCTTTTTTACGAATACAAAAACATTATAATTATACTGTTTAGCATTAACAAATGTTTCTTTACATTTTTCGTTGTCTGACTTTATGTCAAAAACTTGATAGCGATTCACATACAATGTTTCCCCCTTCTTCCCCCCTTTTTTTATAGTCGAATTACATCTCTTTTTTCTACGAACGCGAGTTCTTCTGTTGTGTACCATTCTTGTTATATTATCCAAAGAAATTAATAATATACAATTAGCAATCGCAACAATAATACACTTGTTCGGTAGTTTGATTTTCTTTGGAACTACAACAACAGACTCCTTGACATCCTCCCCATTCTACAAACTGATCAAACGCTTTACACCGACAACATAGGAACTCCGTGGTTTCCAAGATTTCATTGTCTTCGCTTTCCAATTGTTTCTTCAAAGACCGAAACTTTGATCGCTTTATGGCCAAGTTCAAATATAAGTTCATCACTAAACAGAAATGACATATATTGGAAAAGTAGAGACAAAAGTTATTAAAGCACGAACTCGTATAAACAATGTCATCTTCATTATAGACCTGTTTGGACGATTGTTTCAATCGTGAAATGTGTTCTTCAATATCAAGCATTGCTCCGGACACATCACTAAGCTCCTTTTGACGTTTGTACATTTTAATCAAATGATAATGATTTTTATATTCATCCAATGGAGCCTCCAACATGGTCCGATTACCCACGTGTACTCGGTCTAACAAAAGAGATTCAACAATTTTGCCTTTGTAGTAAATAATCTCATTATAGGAAAACATGGTGTGAAATTGCTTTTTGGCGTCTACAATCTTCTTTTCAATTTCTTCTTGTTCATAAGATTGGATGATTTCTTCAAATTGTGTAAAATATTTATGCATTATCTTTTTCCGCGTAATCGCATTCATTTCTTCGTCTCCTTCGTCTTCGTGTTCGTCTTGATCTTGATCTTGATCTTGATATTGAATGATCGTATTCTCTTGTTCCTGTTCTTCTTGGTAAATATGATTTTTGTTAAAGTATGCGATTTCGTCTTCAAAATTGCTATGAATCATATGTACTTGTTTTATTTTACAATTCAACAAGGTTTCAATATCATTAAAGACCTGGAGTATTTTGTAGATCTCTTCTTTGCGATCATCAATTTTGATAAATTTGAATATGGCCGTCGAAATGGCAATATATGTGGATAAGCAAACGGACACAATCTTATTTTGTCGATCGGGGGCAACGGGAAACAGATGAGGTTTCATGGATTCAAAAAAACCGATGATGGTCGACGCAAAAATAATGGAGATTTGAAACAAGTTCACGAGTTTCTTTAAATAAACATGTTTCATAAATAAGATAATGCGCTTGTCTTTCATAGTGTGATGTTTTTTTGTCAATGACTTTAAAAAATACGAGTTTTTAAAATCAAAATAGACTTCGTGCGATTTGTAGGGATCCATTAAAATGTATATACATATATAATACAAAACATGGATGCCGTAAAACAACATATGGATAGCTACAATCAATATATTGTTGATGTAATGTGGAAACACAAAATAAAATTAGTATTATTCACGGGGTTCACGTTTGTAGGTGTATCGTTTATTCCTTATTTAAAAGAGATTCAGTCAACATTGGAACAAAAAATAGAGCATGGCAAAAAGCATTTGACATTGGAAGACATTCGTGAAAGATATGATATTTTTGACGTGATATTAGACGTCAGAACTCCCGAGGAATATGAAAAAGGGCATGTAGATGGAAGTATCAATATCGATTACAAGCAATTGATGGAAAAAAAGGGATCGCAAGAATTGAAAAAGCATCATATTCAAAAGACAAACACGATATTGGTGTATTGTAAAACTGGTCGACGAGCTACTCACGCGGTAAATGCGCTTATTGAGGTCCATCATTTTGACCCAGATATGATTTATATGACAAATGAAAATGAAAAGGCGATACAAGAGGCAGTTATACGGTAATATTTTATGTTTACTTATATAAATGCAGGTTTTAGAACTTGTGATTATAGGATTGATTGTGGTGGTGGTATTGGGTTTGGTTGTATTATTTGTCTCTGCGTTTAGTGTGGCGCCTACAACGGCAAACGATGACACGGAAACGACGACTGCAGAGGCTACTGCGACTACGACGACTGCTGCGGATGCGACTGCGGCTAGTGGAACGACAACAACGACCAGTTCCGGAACCACGCCGCAAACGAGTGTCAGTGAACGAACCACTTCTACGGAATATTCTACTCAAGAATTGGATCAGCTTACCCTCATGACGGCAGAAGATATGATTTTTTGTTTGACAAATGATTTAAATTGTGTGGAAACGGATTATAAAACGTGCAGTGATAATTACAACACCACTTACATGTCTTTAGCCAATTGCGAAAGCGCAAAGGCTGGGGTAACGGGGGAACTGGCTGGAACCACTCGTTGGTGCTATATCAACAACGAGTGTGTGGAAATGAATGAAGACGAAACGAACAGCAAGTGTACGGGATTAGGGTACACCAAGTTTCAACAGGAGTCGCTGTGTGAGCAACATAAAAATGATCAATCTGCTTCAACTTCTTCGTGATTCTCTTCCACGTGATTC